GAGAATCCAATTTTCATACAAGGGTATATAATAAAGAGAATTTCAGCAATAGTTTCACCTACAGGTCAAGAGGTTATCGCACCTGTTCAAGTTTTCAATTGTGGAAATTGTGGAGAGTTACTGCCTATGGGTGGGGAGTTGGATGAACTTATTTAAGTGGATAGACGAACTATTCACTAAGAAAAGGCCTTGGGATAGTTTTTCGGAAGAAGAACGAAAGAAGTTTAGTCCATTTATGGTCAATCGTTATTTAAGTATGAGTAACGATTTCTTACCAATTGTTAACCATTTTCAGAAACTAACAATTGAAGTAATGCCATTATCTGCTGTATATAAGTTCTATTGTTCCTTACTTCCAAATAAGAAGACTTATCTAAGATATCTTAGTGGGAAGAAAACAAAGGTCAACGAAAAGGTTGTACCTTTCATTCAAGAATACTTTGAGGTTAGTAAGATACAAGCTGGTGAATATTATCAATTGATGACGACAGACGAGTTGAAGTCTTTACTAACAAAGTATGGTAAAACAGAGAAGGAAATAAAAAAGATGGGTGTGAAATGAGTAAGTTATGGATGGCAATTTGTCTATCATTAGTAGGACATGTAATTGCTTGGTTTCATATGCAAGGTCAGTTCAAGTATGAATGGGCAAAAAGTATTTGGTGGGTTATATTTGGTGGTATACCAATAAGTTTTTGTTTTTTCTACGGAACTAAATGGTACTATGAATTCTTTGGTAATTATTGGTATGTTAGACCTATAGGATTTGGTATGGCTACTTTAACAATGGGTATATTAACTTGGTTGATTTTAAATGAGTTACCAGATACAAGAACAATTATTTGCTTGGTTTTATCAGTAATTATTATTATAATACAATTATCACATTTAATCATAAAGTAGAGGTTATAATGAAAATAAAAGAAACAGAACTTGGAGTAACTGAAGACATTCATCCAGTTGTAGAACAAATGGAACAAGAATGGCCAGTTATGACTAAAGAGTTTAAAAGATTACAGAAACAACAATATGAGTTGTTCCTTAAGAAACAACATGATTATGGTCCTGGTAACATTTCAGTTGGTACTCAATTGATGACAGATGAAGAAGTACACTTGTCACTTACAGGACTTTGGTTTAGAATGAATGACAAGATACAAAGACTAAAAACACTACTGATGAATAATAGACAATCAGCAGTTGAGGGAGAGCCGATGGAAGATGCTTATTTAGATGTATCTAACTATGGTATTATGGCTACAATCGTTAAAAATGGTAAATGGGGTAAGTAATGGAAAATTTTTTCCATGCGATTCAACATACCATTCATCATTTTTGGTGTTGTTATTTTCCTACAATAAAGTCAATGATAATTCCTGGTATGGGAGTAATGGGTACTTTGGGTGTTTGTAGAAAACAAATTGTAAACTTTTTAAAGAGGATTAAATAATGGAAAGACATTGGGGTGAAAAACAAAAACAATCACCAAAAATAAATGGTGATGCTAATGAAAAACATATATCAGTTCAAGACAATAAGATTTATTTTTATTCTGGCGTAAATCGAAATGCCTGTGTTGAGTTGAATAAGAAAATTGGTGAGTTAGAAAGTAAAGCCTTGACTTTATCAAAAAGTCTTGGTATATTACCACCACCGATAAAGGTGTTTATCAATTCAGGTGGTGGAACTATTGTAAGTGGTATTGCTTCTATGGATACGATATTAAGATGTAAAGTTCCTATTGAAACCTATGTTGATGGTTTTTCTGCTAGTGCCGCTACATTCTTAACTGTAGTTGGTAAGAAAAGGTACATGAGTAGAAATTCTTATATGCTAGTTCATCAATTATCGACTTCGTTTTGGGGAACGTATTCTAACTTTGAAGATGAGAAGCAAAATTTAGATTTGATGATGAAAAGTATTAAAAATGTTTACAAGGAGTACACAAAGATACCAATGAAAAAACTTAATGAAATTTTAAAACACGACTTGATGTGGGACGCTAAAACTTGTTTAGAATATGGAATGATTGACGAGATTATATAGTGGCACATATATCACATAGTCAGTTTACCACTTATAACGATTGTAACCTTAAATGGAAACTTCGTTATATAGATAAGTTAGGAACTTTTGTTGGTAACATACATACTCTTTTTGGAACTGCTATGCATACCGTAATACAAGAATATCTATCGGTAATGTATAATAAATCTATTGTTGCTGCTGACAAACTCAATATGGAGTCTCGATTAAAAGAAGAGATGGTCACAGAGTTTACCAAGATAAAAGAAGGTAAAGGTGTTTTACCTTGTACACAAGAAGAGATGATGGAGTTTTATCAAGATGGTATTGCTATAATAAATCATTTTAGAAAGTATCGTAACAAATACTTCATGAAACAGAATTGGGAGTTAGTAGGTATAGAAGTTCCAATCCTAAAAAAAGTTCAAGAAGGTGTGGATATGATGGGTTACTTGGATGTTGTTATACGAAATAAAATATCTGGTAAAGTTGTTATTATTGACCTTAAAACTGCTACTCGTAGTTGGACAGATTATCAGAAAAAAGACTTTAATAAGAAGTCTCAGTTATTGATTTACAAAAAGTTTTATTCTGAATTGTTCGATGTACCATTGGATAAGATTGATGTGATGTTTCTTATATTAAAACGTAAGATTGCAAAAAATCCTGATTTTCCAATAACGAGGTTACAGAAGTTTGAACCAGCAAATGGAGTTCCGAGTATTAATAAGACAATGAATAAATTAGAAGAGTTTAGGACTGGAGTTTTCGATGATAAAGGAAATTATATATTAGAAAGAAACTATGTTGCTAAGCCAGGTAAGATGTGTAAATTTTGTGAATTTTATGATACGGAGCATTGTGAATGGGGGAAAATCCTTTAAAAGTAGGGATAGTAGGTAGTCGTCAATACGAGAACCGAAAAAAGATAAAAGAATTTCTCTATAAGTTAAAAACGGAGAAAGGTTCAGACACTATCATCGTAAGTGGTGGTGCGACAAAAGGTGCTGATTTTTACGCTAAAAAATATGCCTTAGAACTTGGATTACAATATGAAGAATACCCACCAGCACATAAAGCACATAATTTATATTGTCCACTTCACGAAAGAAATTATGGGAAACCATATAGTGTAAAACATTTCTTCGCTCGTAACAAACAAATTGCTATTCATTCAGAATATGTGGTTGCTTTTATTCCAAGAGGAGATGATGCTAGGGGTTCAATGAATACCATAAATTATGCTAAAAAATTTGGAAAAAAATACCTTGTTATTGATTAATACATATATTTATATATACAAGTTATAACAACAAGGAAACGGTTATGAAAACAGATACTTTAACAAAGTTGACATCGGTAAAAATACTTAAGTCGTTATACGAACAATTTAAATTTAAGACTGTCAACTCTTCAATGAATTTACAGAAGTTAGTCAATCGTTCTATTCACCAGTATATACATGATAATGCTATACAAGAACAAATAGAAACATATGACAATCTTCATATAAGTGGGAGTCAATTTTAATGAGGCGTGATTTGATAAAAGCAAGTGAATTACACTTTAAAGCACATATTGAAAAACATAGAATTAATATAGAAAATCTTTTAGAAAAAGGCGTTGGTGTTGCAGAACATCCAGATATTATGGATACGATAGAAAAAGAGTTAGAAGTTCTTTCAGAATATCACGATAAATTAGAAGTTCTTAAAAAATATTTTCCATTAAAAAGTAGTAGTAATAAAGAGGTTATAAATGGCTAAGAAAAAAATATTGTTAATGTCCGATGACTTACGAATGCATAGTGGAGTAGCTACTGTATCTAAAGACATCGTGTTTGAGACATTACATGAATATGATTGGGTTCAGATAGGTGGTGCTATAAAACATCCTGAAAAAGGTAAAATCATTGATATGTCTAAAGGTCTTGAAAAAGATTTTGGTATTAAAGATGGATATTTAAAAGTATATCCAGTTGATGGGTATGGTAATGAAGATATACTCAGAGAAGTAATTGCTATGGAAAAACCAGATGCTAT